AAGAGCGAGACGGTCACTTGCCGCTATCCGCTCTACTACCTGGAGCAGAACCCAGAGCAGAACTGCCTGATCACTGGCTACAACGAGCGGTTTGCAAGGAAGTTTAACAGGCGAGTCAGGAACCTGGCTCTAGAGCGCAACCTAGTGGCTGATGACAAGTCAGCAGCTGATGAGTGGGCAACCACTTCAGGCGGGCTGTGCATGGCAAGGGGAGTAGGTTCTCCCCCTACTGGCACAGGCTTTAAGCGGATCATTGTTGACGACCCTATTCGAAGGCGCGAGGATGCAGACAGCCTGCTCTATCGTGACAAGGCTTGGGATTGGTACTCAGAGGATCTTTACAGCAGGCTTGAGCCAAGCGGAGCAATCATCATGGTTGCGACTCGCTGGCACCATGACGACGTGATGGCGCGGGCCATTGCTTCGGAACCTGGCAAATGGCTGGTAATCAACCTTCCTGCCATCAGTGATGAAGGTTCTGCTCTTTGGCCTGAACGGTACAGCGTCGCTGATCTCGAAAGGATCAAGGCAGTAAACCCAATGGCTTTCGAAGCGCTCTACCAAGGCAATCCAACCCCGAGAGAAGGCGACTTCTTCAGAGTTGGCTCCATTGGCATGGTAGGGCAGGCATCCATAGACAAGAACTGGCGATCTGCCGTAGCTTTTGACCTTGGATCAAGTGAGACAGGCGACTGGACTGCACTGGCTCAGGCTTGGCAGGCTCCAGATGGGCGAGTAGCTTTCGACGTTCGAAGGGTGAGGATGAACACCCACGAGCGAAACACCTGGATTAAAGCCGAGTGTGACGCCAGAAAGGCAAAGGTGGTCATCCCCCAGGACCCGGGGGCGGCTGGCAAGGATTCAGCCAAGTACCTCGCTGGTGTTCTAGGCGGGCACTCGGTGACTATTCAAAGGGTGTCTGGTTCGAAGGAAGCCAGGGCTGAACCATTTTCTGCACAGGTGAACGCTGGAAACGTAATGTTTCTTGAATCGCCTGATGCTAAAGCCGCTATCGAAGAGCTTCGAGTCTTCCCTAGTGGCGCACACGATGACATTGTTGACGCCTTGAGCGACGCATACAACGCTTTGACCAAACCACAGAGAACCTATCAGGTGTACGACTAATGCCCTCCTTGAATCCAATCCAACAGCTAAACGTCGGGGAGGCCCTTGGTGGCGCATCCGGGGCTGGCATTGTCAAGACTGATGCCAACGGGCTTGTTCTTGATCCTGCCACGGCTGCCACGGCTGACATTGCCAACGGCGCGGTGACACTCGCCAAGCTGGCTGACCTTGCCAACGCTACGGTGATTGGTCGCAACACCAGCGGGACCAGCGTCCCTGAAGCGGTCACGATGGCTCAGCTTGCGGTCCTGCTTCAAGGACAGGGATTCAGATTCAGTGTCCTTCAAACCTTCGCCGCATCACTCGGGCTCCTGCTCACTCCTGGCGTAGATCCTGGGGCACCAGCGGCAGGTCAGGTGTGGTACGACTCAGCACTAGATGCTCTGTCATGGAGGACATCCAGCGGCAAGACCCGGCGCCTGATTGAATCGGGCACATTTACTGCCAGCGTCAGGCCGGACACCTTGGGCGACTGGGCTCCAACGTACACCGCTCAACTCGGGTTCTACTTGAAGGTTGGTCCAATCATGGTCGTGGGCTTTGACGTGGCAGGCACAACCAATGCCTACACCACGGGCACGGGAACCATCGGCATCTCAGACCTTCCTTACACGGTTTACAACTCGACTGCTTTCAACGGGTTTGGAGGGTTCACCAACATCACAGGGCTTGACACTCAGTCAAGCAGCCACGATGGCTGGATGCCTTATGGAAGGGCAAACACCACCCGCATTGCTTTCACCCGACAGGCAAAGGCTGCAAACCCTGGGGGGTCGGCTTCAGCGTCGGTAACCCAGCTTCCTGCCTCACGTGCTTTCATTCTTCGCGGCATGGCTTTGGTGATTACGAATGACCTTTGAGATTGCTGGAGACGGCGTGATCGTGGTCAGAGATGGCCTAGAGGTCATGGACCCAAGACGCAGGCAGGTTGTTTACCCTGGCGACCAGATCCCTGCTGATGTGCCAGCCGCCCAGATTGCAGAGCTGACACAGCTTCTTGCTGCCATCCCTCCTTTGGTGACTGAATGAACTGGCTCACCAAGGTCTCTAACCTTCTGACTGGCAAGAAAGGCTTTGATACTCTGCCTATCCTGTCGCCCCTGTCACGGGTTTCACCACTGGTCAGCCTCACTGGGTCAGCAAGTCTAGCCAGACAGTCCCCAACAGCCTCCACAGCGGCAAACTGGGTCAGCCGTAACATTACTGAGCCTGCTCTGATAGCTGAAGTGTTGAAGGCTGGTGAGTGGGACGTGCTTTCAGATTCGCCAGTCTTGGACGCCATGCTGACTCCCGTCTATCGGCAGCGGGAGAATGGGCTCCAGATTGACCAGACGCCAGGCCAGCGGCTTTCATCTTCAGCGGTTGACCTTCTGTTCTACGGCAATGCCTACTGGCTCAAGATTCGCAATCAGTCAGGCAAGATTGTTGCCTTTGAATGGATTCCAGCTAACTCAGTGATGCCAATGTCGATGAGAGGCATCGGGTCATGGATTGATTGGTATTCGATCTCGACTGCCAGCAGGACGACTCACAGGGTTGACCCTGCCGACATGGTGCATATCAGGAGCGCGGTTCCTGATCCTGCCTTCCCGTCATGCGGGCTGGCTCCAATCAACGCGATTGGCGACGATTTAGCCCGGGATGCTCTCTGCTCTTCCTATATGCTTCGGATGCTTGGGAAAGGGGGGATGGGCGTTATTGGTCATCCAGAGGAAACGCTCAACGAGGAAATTGTTCAAAGGATCAATGACCAGATCAAGGAGTCGATGGCTCTTAACAAGACGTTTCAGATGATTGACGCCAAGGTCAAATTGGAAAAGCTAGGCTACTCGCCAGAGCAGATGGTTCTTGACGTTATGATTACCTCTGCACAGAGCGCGATCTGTGCAGCTATTGGCGTCATGCCTCAGACGTTGGGGGTGCAGGCAGGGGAAAAGACTTCAACTTACTCCAACGTAGAGCAGGCAAACAAACAGTCTGCCATGAACTGCCTTGGTCCCATGTGGGATGCCATCTCAGACGCAGTGACCTATCAGGCTTTGGAGATCCCTGGTCAGAGGATTCGGTTTAAGTGGGATTCGATTCAGGCTCTTCAGGAGTCCACTAACGACAAGTGGGCAAGGGGCGGCAATGCTTACAAGGCTGGCGTCATTGATCGGGCACAGGCTAAGTCTTACCTGAACTATGAGCCAGTCGAAGGAGACACGGGCTGGTACGCCTACATGGAGCGACTGCCGCAGCCGTTTGACGTGGCTTTGCCTTCTGAGAATGCCAAGCGCATGGAAGAGATTGAAAGGTTCCTCTGATGTGTCTCTGCCATCTTGCCAAGCGCGGAGCCCCTGCTTACCTCAAGGGCTTTGCTGAGCCCATCATCCTGCCTGACGACCAGTTTGGCGAGGTAATGCGAAAGTACGACAGGCTCATCTATGAGATTGCCAGAGACTTCACTGACGGCAGACTAGATCCTATCGGGTTTGAGGAAGCTATGTCAGACGTGCTCAGGGCAATGCACCCTGAGTCGAACTACGCAGGGCAGGAGATGGCTGACTACCTGCCTCCATCTAAGACGCTGGCAAGGACTCGAGGGCTGGCCGTTGCGGCTTCCGAGGTTCAGTATCTCAGAGGATTTGCACTGGCGCTATCGAACAAAGACCCCCGGTACTGGGATGCTGAAGCTGGTGAATGGCGATCAATCGCTATTGATGCCAGATCACGTTCATACATGGGGCGAGGAAGAGGTTCAGCTACCGATGGCTGGGGACTTGCTTCTGGTGGCGTGAACACCATCGTCAACTGGAGCCTTGGCGCGGTTGAAGATCACTGCGACGATTGCCCGATTATGGCAGCGGGTGGCCCTTGGCTTCTATATGGCTCTACGGGGCAGTTTGAGTATCCGACCCTAGGGTTTCTCCCTGGCGAAAACAGAACGCCCTGCATGATGTACTGCGAATGCCGAATCGTTCGGCTATCGGATGGCATGGCTTCACCTGCCCCATTTGAATTTGACACAGCGGCATAAGACAATGATTACCACCCCTGAAATGAAGCGCATGACTGGAGAGGTCAAGGCCGTCAGTCTTGATGACGCCGGTCCTGGCTACCTTGAAGGCTATGCCAACGTGCTCGGCGTGATCGACTCCTACTCTGAGAGAACGATGCCAGGGGCATTCGCTCAGGATATCCAGGAGTTTATTGGCAAGGGCTACCTGCTCTTGGATCATGAGTGGGAAGTCGAGACGGCTATCGGCTACATCCTTGAAGCGAGAGAGGACAGCATGGGGCTCTGGTTCAAAGCCGAGTTCCACAGCACTCCCCAGGCTCAAGAGATCCGCAGGAAGCTAGCTGAGCGCATCGCGGCTGGCAAGGAAGTGGGGCTCTCTATCGGCTACTGGGTGATCGAAGCCGAGAGCATCACCGAAGAGGGGGAGACCATCAGAGAGCTCAAAAGGCTTTTGGTCAAAGAGGTCTCGGTAGTGGTGGCCCAGGCCAACGCACCTAGCACGGTCACGGCGGCTAAGAGCCAGAGCCGTGAGGACGAGTACCAGACCCTTTCTTCAGCGATTGAAGGCTATGCCTCTCGAGTGAAGGAGATTAACGATTTGGGAAAACGCTCGGATGATTGGAAGATCTTCCGGGCTGATGAGTTACTGGCCTTGGCCCAGTCACTCAGTGAGGCTGCAGGTTCCCTCATGCCCACAGAAGAACCCGCAAAGACAGAAGACGACGATGGGGACACCCTGGCAGCCTTGGCTCTGCTGGAATTGGACCTGATCGCTAACTAGGACATTCAAGATGAATACCATCGAAAGAATCCAGAGCGAGGTTGAAGCAGCCAGGAAACAGCTTAACGAGCTGTTGGCCCTTCCCCGCGAATCCAGAGGCGAAGACTACGCTTCAAAGCGAGATGCCCTGACTGCCAACCTGAAGGGATTGGCTGACGACTACAAAGCTGCTCAGCTTTCTGATCTCGACTCCGCAGGCAAGGCGCAGACCCTTGAGGTCCATGCCAAGCATGATAAGGTCGGCGTCAACAGGGTTGAGGTTGAAGCCAAGAGCAACAAGGTCCTTGACATCCGCGACATCCGCGAGAGGGGACGCAATGCTGGCAGGGTCGAAGCTGACTTCGATCTCAAGCAGATGTTTGGCGCACAGCTGAAGACCAGCACGACCAGGACTGGCATGGGAACTGCCAACAGCTACGAGGATCTCTACCTCAAGCCTGTCAGACCCCCGCAGATCATCGACTTCCTTCCTTCTGCTCAGACAACTCTGCCCTCGGTCAACTACCGACGCGGCACTGCTCTGACTGGCGCAGCGGCAAGGGCTGAAGGTCAGACACTGGCCGAGGTTGTGCAGACTGCCAGCCAGATCAGCGATCCCATCCAGGCCATCGGCTTGGTTCTCCACGCCACGATGGAAGAGGTTGAGGATGACGCGCAGTGGCAGTTGGTCATCGACTCCATGATGGCTGACGTTATGAGGGAGATCGACGAGCAGGTCATGATCGGCTCAGGCACTGCCCCGAACCTTCGCGGCATCACCACCACGGCAAGTCCTTCTACCGAGGCTTACTCGACTAGCAGGCTTCAGACAATCATCAATGCCATTTCAAACCTTCAGGAAACTGAAAGGGCAACTCCTGGCATCTTGGCCTTCAAGCCTTCTGACTGGGCGCTCATTTACGGCGACATCGTGGTTGCCTCTTACAGCGCAGTCAACTACGTTCAGGGTGGCTTGATGCCAGTCTTGTTCGGTCTGCCAGTCGTTGTCCACAGCGACCTGACCAGCGGCGTCGGCGTCGTCCTTGATCCGACCCTCTACAACATCATCTACCGACAGGGTGTGATCATGGAGTCCACGGATTCCAACGGCACCATGTTCAACGATCTGACTCAGAGCTTCCGCGCCTACGCTCGGCTTGCTCTTAAGACCAGACGGCTGGGATGCCGCCTCATCGACCTGACCAGCTAAGGAAACTGAAATGGCATCACAAAGCACTGGGCTGAACGGAAACGCCCCATTTGTCATCAGCATCACGCTCACCGCTCGGGCAGATGCTGGCGTTCTTGGCTCCTGGGAAAACACCACGGGCAAGACTGTCCTGATCCTCACCCGAGGCATTCACGTCACCGCTGCTTCAACTGGAGCGGCCACGGTTGACGCTGGAATCGCAACGACTGCCGTCACCAATGACACCCTGATTGATGGTCAGGCTCTCAACGGTGTCGCCGCTGGCACAGTGGTCCAGACTGCCGGCACCAATGGCGCCATGCTCAGGGCAGTCGCGGCTGGCTCATTCGTCACCGCGTTTGGCTCGGCTGACACGACTGGACTGACTGGAACCTTCCAGCTCCTCTGCGTCGAACTCTAAGACACGACTATGCCCTACACCGCTTGGCCCACTGCTGCACAACTCGCTACCGAACTGAACCGATTCAACATCGGGTTCCCAGTTGCGGCGGCTGATCTTGGAAGCTACGTCGACCAAGCGGTGTCCTATGCCTATGGCACCATCGGCTACCCCTTCATCGAGCAGGCGAGTGCATCCGTGCTCTTCCCTGCTCCTGGGGAAGCCACCCTCTTTTTCAACCGTTGGTACTCCGCGATCACTGCCGTAGCAGTGGGAGTCAGCGAGACTGACACAACTGGCACGGGCTTGGACATCGGGACAGACTGCTTCTTCAAGAAAGCCAGGACTGGTCAGATTTATGCCGTCTGTTTTGCTTCGCCTGTCTTTGGCTCGATTGAGTCAGTAAAGGTGACAGGCACTCAAGGATGGGACGAGAACATCCCAGCCGATCTTTGGCAGGCAGTTCTAGACTACGCGGCTGCATTGGCTCAGCAGAAGTTAAGGGCGACGCTTGGCGTGATGACTGAAGTCAAGCAGGCTGATCGGCAGATGCGATACGCCGAGCCTACCGACCCGAATCAGTGGGTAGCAGAGCGCGAATCGGCTCTACGTAGGGTCATGCAAAGCTACATTCCCTTCCCCTTCGCCTACTGAGACTAAGATGCCCATCGCGCAGTCAATCTTTACCCCGTATCTGGGGAGGCTTTTTACAATGAGCCTGGACAACGTGCTTACGGACGCTGGGACGCTTCCCTGTGATCTTGTCATCAGCACAACAGACGCCAGCATCAAAGAAGGCGTCATCCTTGAGGGCCAGCTAGGAAAGCTGATCTTTCCAACCACCTACCAGACCACGGTAGACATGAGGATGCAGGTTCTGGTGAACGGTGAGATGTTCAGGATCGTGGGGCCGGTCGAGCTTCAGAACGCCATACAGCCTCTTCAGGTTTGCGAGTGCGCAGTAGAGAGGATCGTAACCAAATGAGCCTAAGAACGGCATGGAGCGCGGCTAGATCGGCGCTGGTGACCAAGGTCACAACGGCATGGGCTATCACTGCCACAGTCAACAGCCTTCAGCGGGCTTTGGTTGTTGCTGACCTGCCACACACGAGGCTTTACACGGCTGGTCCTGTCGCCATCACACCAGAGACGCCGGTCATCGATAAGGCTGACATCACCTTCAACGTTCATGGGGTCTGGGCTTGGCCGTCAGGGACTACTGACCTAGAAGACTGGGCGATGGAGAAGATCGAGTCTTTGAGGGATGCCATCGCTTCAGACTGGCACCTAAGCGGAGCCTGCACAGACTGCACCGTGACTTCGGTTTCAATGACCCTGCCTGACCTTGAAGCTAACGACAAATGGATCGAAGTCGTGCTAGAGGTTGCGGTGCGGGTGGACTTCAACAGAGACGGCACCTAGCATGGGCGTCTTCACCACTCCTGCACAGCTTATGCTCAGGCAGAAGGCTAGGTTTGCCAACGTCAGCCTGACCATGCACCAGGCTCACGAGATCCTAGCCAAAGGCGGCAAGACTGATTTTGAGCTCCAGACAACGGGCAAGCTGACCACAAAGATGCTCAGGCAGATTGGGCATCCCTACGCAAGAGGCGCCAGGGTCCACGCGATCCATAAGCTAAACGGCTTTGTCGGAGTCAACGAAAACACCATCACCAAGAGGGGCAAGCTAGGAACCAAGGCAACTAAGCAGCAAGTCAGCACTAAAGGCAAGGTCAGCGACCTGCCGATCAACAAGCAGACAGGCAAGCTAAGGCGGGCAGTACAGCTTGACAAAAAGACGGGCACTAAGGGCGCCATCTACGATCTTTACTCTGCCGTTCCTTACGCTAAGCACGTTCTGTCAGTCACAGGAACCCGCTACATGCGCCCCAGAGGGCTTCTAGGACCAAAGGGTGAGTTAAGAATTCGCTACCGTTCTCGTCACGCCGCTACAATCGCGCCCGTCAAAAGGGCACTCAGGAAACCATAATGCCAGCATCACAAATCGCTCTTGACGTGTCAGCCTTTTCGATTGGCGGCACCGATCAGAAAGCCTATCTCAAATCAGGCTCACTGAAATTCATCAACGGCACTGCCGATGGACGTTCGATTGTCCAGCGTCATGCCAATCCTGTCAAGTCCTCAAGGGCGGTTCAGGTTCAGGCGTCTTTGATGGACAACGTTGGCTCCACCGTCAACCGTGTCACGTTCAAAGACATCTCTGCCTTCACTCTTGGCGGCAACTCGTTCGCCGGGTATCTGAAGAGCTTCAACTTCAACCGCACCTGCTCACACAAGAGTGCTCAGGGTGATGGCTCAGAATCGGCCTTCCCCGTCTACACGGGCGAAGATACTTCGATCTCAGTAGAACTCAACGTCCCAGTGGCGGCCGTCCCTGCTTTTATGGCTGGGCTAGACGCTGATGCTCAGGCTGCTTCAGATCTTGCCTTCTCTATCACCATCAATGGCGCGGCGTTGACGATTGCTGCTATGGTCCTTGACGCCACAATGGGCGGGGTGGAAGCCGATGGCTTGCAATCGATCTCGCTCAACCTTGGCGGCAGGCTTACTGCTTCTGCTCCTTCTGGCACAGCTACCTTGTTTGCGGCGGCCATTACTGCTCCAGAGACGGCAGTCGCCATCAGCGCAACAACCAAAGCATCTGGCGGTTTGACCTGGGCAGGCAACGGGCTTGTGTCATCTATCAGCGTCAGCGGCTCGGAAGGTGGCTTGATCCTCACTGACGTGACCTATGATTCAGTCGGCGCGTGGACCCTCACCGCAACGGCATAACATGGGCAAACTAGATCACATCAAAATCGAAATGGGCGACACGATCTCATTTCAAACAGACAATGAGGTCATGCTCATGACGATCACAAGAATCAAACCCACAAGAGACAGTGGTGATGTTTTGTCATTCGCCTGCATTTCTGTCATCCATCACAATGGTGAATGGCAGATCAAGATGGGGGACAGGGATCTGAACCCAGGAGAAAACCATGCATTCTAAATTACTTGGCGGGAACGATGCGGCTAAAAACGGCATCACTCCAGAACGCAAGGACATTGAAGGCCCCAAGCATCCGAGCCAGGAGCCGATCATCACTCAGGAGATCAAACACCCGGGCGGGATCGGTGGTGGGGCTCAGAAGCCAGCACAAGGGCAAGAAGAGCCCAAGGAAGAGGGCAAGGAGTAGCCTATGAGCTTTGTTGATGAACTGATCGCACGTGGTGAGTCCAAGCCTCGAAGGGTCATTGAGTTTGACCATAAGGGCACCATCCTTCGGTTCAACGTGCCTTACGGTGGCATTGAGCGTGTTGAGCTTCGGCGCGACTGTGAAGCCTTTGTAAAGGACATGATGACTCGCCCCAATGCTATTTGGGTGCAGAAGGGTTTAGTGCCAGCAGGAGGATTCCCAAAAGAGGAAGCTACAGCCATCTTCCACCTGCACTACCTGTCTGATCCTCAGTGGACTCAGGAAGATGTGCTAAAGATGTTCAAGTCCAACCCTGATGAGGTTGACATGATCGCCGCCAACCTCCTGCTCAAACTAAACGAGCAGATGGCTGAAGACGTGCAGCTTGAGGTTGACGAAAAAAAAGAGCCTTCTCCCGCTTCGGCGTAGAGTTTATTTACGTCCAAGCCAGCCTGCGCTACTTCGGCAAGCCTCCTGCTTTGCTTTCTGCCGCTGAAGAGGGGCTGATGATGGAGGCTATCGCGTTTCACTTGGCAGAGCAGGAATGGCGATCAAAGACACCGCCCACCGTTTGAGAAGAGAACCTAATGCCAGTTGTTGACACCCTAATTACCCGCTACACGCTGGACGATTCTGGCTACAAGCAGGGCGCGGCGTCTGTCCAGCAGACCACCGGCAAGATGTCGTCTGGCATGATGGCGCTTGGATCAAGCGCCCTGCCGATGCTCGGCATGGCTATTGCGGCAGTCACGGCTGGGTTGGGAGCATTTGCGGCCAAGTCGTCACAGCTTGCAATGGACTTTGAGTCTCAGACAAAAGCCTTGAGCCTGTATGAGACGGCTGGTTGGAAGACTGCGGATATGCTCAAGCAGTTGAGGGAAGTAGCCAAACTTCCCGGGCTTGGGAACATGGAGGCTATCCAATCCTCAGTCCGATTGATGGCTAGCGGGTTTGACTTTGAAGCCAGCACAAGAGCCATCATGGCCTTCGGTAATGCCCTTGCGGCGGCTGGTGGCGGCAAGGAAGACCTTAATGGCGTAATCACTCAGCTTGCACAGATCGCCAGCGTTGGCAAACTGTCAGGCGAAGAGATCCGCACCATTTCAGAACGAGTGCCGCAGATCAGGTCCGCGCTTCTTGATGCTTTCGGCACAGCCAATACCGAAGCCATTCAAAAGATGGGGATCAAGTCGAGCGACGCAATCATGATGCTGGTGGCTTCGCTAGAGAAGATCCCCCCCGCCGCATCGACTGCCAAGAACGAGTTAAGCAACCTGGGCGACGTTGCCGAGATGGCAATGATCAATCTGGCGACAGCCACCAATAACCAGGCGATGCCAGCCATCAAAGAGCTTGGGAGATTTATCGAGTTCCTGAGCGAATCAGGAGTCATGACTCAGATCGGATCAGACCTAGCGGGCTTGTTCGGAATGGGGGGGAGTGGATCTGGTTCACCAATCATCCGTCTCATGGCTTACGCTATTGCCTGGGGTGAGCAGATGATCATGGCAGTCAACAGCATCAAGCAGGCGATCTTTGGCGTCATTGAAGGCGCAAGGTCGGCTATGGCTGGCTTTCTGGATGCTCTGCCCTTTGGCATTGGAAAGGCTGCGGCTAGCGGGCTCAAGAATCTGTCAGTCCCGGGCTTTGGCATCGGGCTATTGAGCGGTGTTACTGATCTTGGCGACAGGGTGTCTACAAGAGCAGAGAGCATCCTCAGCCAGTTTGCAGGCTACAATCCCAAGCCATCACCTAAGCTGACAGCTGGTTCGATTAAGGACACAAGTTCACCAGTTGAGCTACCTAAGACGCCAGCAGAATCAGAACTCGAAAAGCAGACACAACTGCTGTCATCCATTGACAAGAACACCAGTCCCAACAGAAATCAGATTCTTGGAGGTGGAAGCATCGGCGCGATGGGTGTTACCCCTCAAGAGCTTGGAGCGATGGGCAGAGGGCGAGGCAAGCTAGACATGGCAGTCAGGTTGATTGCTGAATGGGCTGGCGAGGCTCAGGCTAAATCAGGCGCCGACTTTCTTAAGATGGCTAACCCGTTCATTGGTGGACGCTGATGGCTCTTGAGATCCTGTTCAATACGGCTCAGACCAGGCTCGGGCTTGACCGCATCCCACTCATTGCCAAAGGTGGGGAAATGGAGTTGGACCTGCTCAGGTCAGGCGCGTGGATCGAACCCACCAACGACAGGATTCTGCTTGAGCCTTACTGCCTGACTGATACCTGGGTCACGTCCAACTCTGGCAACTACGCCAAGCTGGCGCTAAGCGACTTCACCGCTACGGGCACTTGGGAAACCAGAGTACAGACTGGCTTCACTGCTGGTCCTTGGCTGGGGATCGCTGACACGGCAGGTAGTGGCTCATTGGTCACCACCACCACCTACGCCAAGAATCGCGGCTTTTGGGTAGGAGCCTTTGTTTACTCACTGACCGATAACACTGAGATTCTGCGATGTGGCTGGAACAGTTCAGCATCACTTGCGGCAGGCGTCGGGCTTTCTATTTGGTCAAACGGGCGAGTGATCGTCTACAAGGATGGCGCGAAGGTTGCTGAAGGCTCAGTCAAGATCCAGAAGAACAAGCCGCTAGAACTGACGCTGATTCCCTACGCTCACAGAGAGCTCTTGATTCACTGCCTAGACGGTGACAAGACAACCGCACAGAGCCCCATCAGGCGAGGCTCAGGATTCAGCGCAGTCTTTACTGACATCGCCACGGACGCATCAGATCCGACAATCACGCCAGCCTCTAAGTTCTGGATCGAAGTACCGAGCGGTGGCACTCAGGTAATGGCGGCTCCACTGCTTTTCCCAACGTCAGGATACGTCACGTCAGTCCCTCAGAGCTTTATTGAGGCTCCTGCCGTCACAGACGTGCTAGAAGAGGCGTTAAACGATTCATGGATTGGAGCAGGCCCAACTTACCCATACCTAATTTATGGGCACCCAGCCTACGTCAGCACTCAATCCGCTTCTGCTGTTGCGGTTGACTGGTCAGGGGCGGCGTTTACGGCCAACGGCACCAATATTGAGTGTCGGCTTAAGGTCACTCTGACGACGGCTTCAGCCAACGTTACCCCCACGGTCTACGGGGCACAGCTTGCATACTCCGCAACGTTCGCAACAACTGACGCAACAGAAGAGTACGATGCCACAGCACACTGCCTGTCTGCCTCACTGAGCGTCCCTGAAGATGCTTCGGGGGTATCGCTTACTCTTCGATTCCGTGACCCTCTAGCGTTGGAAGCTGACATCCCCAACTTCAGAAGGGCAACAAACTACCCCGTCAAACTGATCCTAGACGACATTACGGTCATTGATGGAAGGGCAGAGACTCCGAATTGGACACGGATGCCCACAGACCCAGCCTCAACGGTTGAGATTGAGGTCCGCGACGGCATGAAGGGGGCAGAGGGATACCGATTTGCTGAAGCTACGCCACTTGACAAGTTTAGCCTAGAGGGCGCGTTAGGCTATCTTGCTGGACATTGCGGCATTGCGGCGGCAAACCAAGTCATCTCCACGTCAGGCTTTGACCTGCCAATGGAGACCAGGGGCGTAGTCGATGGCTGGTCTGTGCTGATCGAAGTGGGCGATACCCCCGCTGATTGGATGAGGCGGTTGGTCGAAGACTTTGCGGCTACCTGGCTTTATGGCATCAGGCCAAGCGCGACGGTAGTCAAGTTCTTTGCATCAGATCCAACGACCATCGGCACGACTGCACTGGTCACACTCTGGCGGTCTGACACTGATTCCGCTGACGTTTCAAAGGGCAATCACGCTACCGATCCTTGGAAGTGGGTCTATCACTTGGGCTCACAGGTTGAGACGCTTGAACCAGAGGCCACTGAAGTTAGGGTATCAGGCTGGGACACTCGCACAGGCAGGCTTATTCAAGCCTACAAGATCGACACAGCCGCAGAAGACGCCACGACGGCTCCTAGCTCACGTCCTGCTAACTGGGTGGGCGAGAAGCGGCGTTACGGGTTGATGAGCGAACTCATCACTACCCAGGCTTCAGCCAACGCTGCTTGCGAGATCATCTATGACCGCATCACGCCAGTCCGCGAGATTGTAGAGTGGGAGTCGTACATCCTGACCAATCCCTCTAACGACGTTCCTGCATGGCGCGGTGACGTTGTCAGGCTTGAGGGAATGGGCTACTACAAGATCATCAGCTTTGCATGGGACATTGAACTAGACGACTCTGTAATTACCCGCATCTGGGGACGGTATGTGGGAGAAAAGGTCGCAGGAGAACCATCATAAAAGCATCTATTCAAATGGTCAAAGCACTTCACAAGATCAGGCTTCAGAGTCCAAAGACTGCTAGAGGTCGCGGCGCTGAGAAGCTGAAAGGGCTCACCGTGAAAAAGGCAGTCGGCGTCTGACGGAATCGCTCCTATAATAAAGGCGTGACCAAGTCTCAACTCAGCTTTTGGGGAACATTTGCGGTGTTCGTCTTCATCTTTGGCGCGGCGCTTTACTCGCTTCTAGTCAACTCCAACCCGCTCACCTGCACTCAGTGGGGGCACGATCAGCATGGACAACGAATCTGCATTGACTACGAAGCCGTACAGAATGACGATCACGGCCAACGTCGGCAGTGAAGCCGATGACGGATGCCTTACGATCAAGCTGATTGGCCCTCCTGGTGTGTTGGACAAGATCAGGGGCAAAGCGCACAGGCTGATTAAGCTGTTGGCGGTCTCAGCTTGGAACGGGAAGCCACCATGCGGATGCAAGGAGAAAGATGCCAGTCAACGGCCTAGTATTTGAAGCTGACGCAGTCGAGTTTTTCCTAGAATCGTCAGGCTCAGGAAGCCACACTGGCGCGGGCACTGGCTCCTACGGTCACTCTGCATCTGGTGACACCTACTACACCCCAGACACAGTCACGCTATCAGGCGCCTTTGTCTTTGCTCTGAGTGGCGCAAGTGCTGCAAACACCTGGCAGGTTGACTACACTGGCCCAGGGGCACCGCTAGGAACGAGCTGGACGGGATCAGGCTGGACGCCAATCACCGCAAGCATTGTCTTTTCTGCGGTCAAGATCTACAACACAGGCGGCACGTTCAGGGTTGTCTGTGACTATGAAGTCTTTGCTCAAGGCGTCAGCAGGCTTACTGGCTCGATTGACACCACGTCAGGCGGCATGGGGCCTGCCTATCTCCCGCTTTGGGGAGTGCCGTTTGGCTTAACTGGTGGGGCATCAGCTTCTACCACTGGGCTGCCTGCCTACGGCCCAACCGACACTTACACCTATTACTCTGACTGCACAGGCACAGCAGAAGGCGGATGGCACATTGATCAGGGTTCAGGCTATGTGGCTTTGCCTGTCACCTTGGCTCCTGGCTCTGCTCCTGCTATGGGTGGAGCCTGCACTGACCCAGGGGTTGGCACTGTCACGGCTGGCGATTCAGACAGCTTGTCAGTAACGTCCTACGCCTCTGCTGAGGTCACACGATCTGTTTATGCCTCTGGCACCATCACTGAATGCTGCACCCAGACCTACTGCGACGGCATCCTCATTGATGAGACCTGCACCACCCAGCCGTCCCCTGTTGATTGGGCTCAGTATGAGCTAGATTCTGAAACGTTTGGGCGAGGTGGCTATGTCCGGGCTATCCCTGATCTTGAGAAGGCCATCAAACGGTTCAACGCCGACTTTAAGGCGCTGGTCTATCGCTCTGAAATGCCACAGACCGAGTACTCAGCTACTTGGACTTGCAACTTTGACGGCGCAATCAGCAGCGGAGGCGGTTCAACCGAAGTCCACCCACACCAAGCCGAGATCCTTCAGGAAGTGGGGCCATCAACAGCCACGATGGAGGACACGTTTAGCTACAACAGCTATGCGCCTTGGACACAGTCAGGAAGCTGGGGAAGGACAAAGAGCTACGAAGAAGTCAGCGGCGCAGTTATCTGCCCTGACGGTGTTGAGTGCCCAGGTGAAGGCCAGATCCCAACCATCATCAGCATCCTTGGCGGCTACACACCCATGCCCGACAACGAAAGCTATTCTGCGTCTCGCGCCTACGCTTTCCCTTCCTACGTTGGCCCGTCGGCTGATATGGTGGGCTACCTGGGCCACACAGCGGCTTTAGCCCGCTACGTGAACTCTTGGTGCAATCCTCATTGGTCGTACGCTCTTTGGAACGAATCATGGGAAGTGGATTCCAGCCCAGAAACATGGGCAGACTACTGGCAGCTTGTCGGCTCTCAGTGGCTTTACAATGCGGCTTTAGCAAGCCCTTCAGAAAGCAGAAACCATCTTGTATCGGAGCCTCTTGACCAAGATGGCAACGCTGGTTTTCTCGACACGTTCTTTGGCGGGCTTCGATGGCTTGGCCTTTCGAGATGGCAAACCAAGACAATTAGCCCAAGGCTGACCTATGCCTACACTTCTGCAAGCTCAAGCCTTTGGTCTGGTGAAGACTGCTCTATTGCTCACGGCTCTGCCATCACCGTCACTTCATCAGCGGCATCATGTGAGGTTAGGCTATCCCTCGGTTCATTCACTGTTGAGCCGTTCATGTGGGTTCACCTTGCAGACAAGATTCTCTGCGATTGGACGGCAACCAATGTTACGTCTATTAAGGTCTATCTTGAGTCGGTTGACGGCGCCAGGGTGCTGCTGAACGACAACGATCCCAATGTGGAGAAAGACAGACCCTACGCTCTTGGGCGCAAGTACGCTGGGTCATGGGCTCAAGACTTTGGCGCAGGAATCACCACTGACACGGGAAGCGACTTCACGCCAGCAAGGGGGCGCTCTAGCGCAGCAATGGCAGACTCTGCCTTGTCTTATGCTTTGCAGGGGCTCAGTGACCGCACAGCGGCCAAACTGGTGTACGTCATTGTTCCGACCAACCCAGCGGCAACCGTAAGCATCGACTACCCAGAGTTTGAGTACAGCCTATCTGGGGATCGGCTTGACTGCTGGGAGAATGCTTACCAGTGCGCGACTGTCCACCCAAGCGGCCCAGGTGTGAGAACCGGGCAATGGTTCACAGGCACGTCAGGCACGATCATCAACCCACCTGGCGTATATGATCCGACCACTAGGCCAACACTTGTTGACTGGCTCATCACTGAGCGGCTAGTTGTTGAGGGCATCGCACACGATAGCGGGCTGACCACTGAACTTACTACGCTCTACGACACTTACGAAGGGCAGTCAGTGGGACAGGTCAGAGGCGCAAGCAATGCTTTCTGGCTGCCTCATGGCATTTCTGCGAACTGGCTTCTGGCTTGTGTGAACTCCATGTCAGAGATCCCCCCTATGGGATGCCTGCCACGGATGGAGCGAAACACGAGCTGGGCAGAAACAGGCGACTACGTTCAGCACGTGTGGAGCTTCGCCCAAGACTACAGCCTGTTCATTGCTCCTGTCATCACCCCAGAACTTAGAACCGATGATGATGTGACGGTCTGGACTTCGACTGGCACAGGGGTAACGGGATGGGCTGTGACCAGAGAGCGCCATGCCCTAGACAACACTGAGGATGACTTTGGAATCTGGGTCAATGAGACAGGGAAACGGCTTGGCGTAGTCCGTCCTTGGCGCGGGCATTACTTCATCAACCGTGTCCCAGAAGCCTTAAACACACTAGCCTACGCCGTGCGCCCGGACCTGATGAACTACCGGGGCAGGGTCAGCGGTGGCTCAGCAACGGTTGAAGCGGCAGACAATGCCCTTAGTGCCTGGGCTGGCGTGGGCTCGACTGTGACGGCTGAAGAGCTATGCCTTGCGGTCAAACCCTACGGGCCGATTCTACTGGGAGTCATTGATGCTGGATCTTACAAACTCTACCAATCGACAGGAGGAAGCTGGACATTGAGCTACACGGTCACGAGCACGGGAACACCCGTGAACCCTTGCGTCATCGCTGGCTCAGACGGCGTGATCTTCCATTACTGGTCAGACGCTGGCACAGTGAAGGGCAGACGCTACGATGGCTCAGGAACGGCTCTAGGAGCGGCGTTCAGCGTCTCTGGCATTGGCGCCATAGATGAAGAGGGCATCAGCGGAGACGAAAGCTATGGAGCCACAGGGGAAAGAGTAATCAGGCTCCTGGTGGTGATCTCAGGGAGCCTGACTGTTTACACGAGCACGGACGGGGAAGCGTTCAGCTAAAGCGCCATGTCCCACCATCTTTCCCGGTAGGTTCCCATTTGCGGTCATAGCCCATTTCTTTCAACGGGTCGTAGCCTGCATATCGGCTGGCAATCTCCTGGCACATTGCGTAAAGATTGGACACAGTTTCTCTTTGTGCGGCCAAGCGTTTTGCTTTCTCTTCGGCGCTTTCGTTTTGTTGATTCCAATACTCCGGGTCCATCACTCACCCCTCTCAGGATAGCCCATCACCCCATCCCCCTAGCGGCCTCGACTGCCTGCCTGCGGGCTTCCTCGCGGGTATGCGGAGGCGTCACCGGGTTTGATCTCGCAGTCACCCCCTGCTCACCGTCTTGGAACACAACCCAAGTAAAAAGAGCTTGCCCACACTCAATCGCAATCGTGTGACCGTTCACAGTTGCCCACTCTGAGCCAACGTGCCACTTCACCCCATCAGCCTCTTGGTCCTGGTCCTGCCAGCCCTGGGTGACGGCCTCGCTGATGAACTGCTCATCTGACCATTCAAGCCGACCAGATTCGGTCACGCAGACCCACGCCCCACCATGTTCTGAAACGGGATACAGATGGTCCTGAAGTTTCCACCACTCAGCCGCCCTCCTGGCCTTGGCGGTGAGGTCACTCATCTACCCCTTCCTCCATTTAGTTGATTCAATGGCAAAGGCTGCCAGCAAAACGATTAGTGAAATTCCAATCCCACAGGCAATCCCCAAGACAAACAGTTTCATGGCTTCCACCCCAGCTTCCTGGCCTCTTCGGTGGGGTTGAATGGC